ACGACTGCTCAAAGGTTACACCCATGACATCAGCAATCTGTTTCAATTCTTCCAGGCTCACTGAATCTCGCTTCAGTTTCTTACCAAAGTTCTGTGGAGTCTGACCTATCCGTCTGGCAAGTTCTGAAAGACTTATATTCTTCTTATTACATAATTCTTTAATCATATCGGATGTTTTCATCTCAATCCTCCATGTCTAAAACGCACCTCAACTTATTACATTATAAACCAAATGGTTGATAATTTCAATCCTAGCACATTCCCACGATGTAAATTTTCTATGAATGGCAAAAACACCCTGCATTGCTGCAAGGTGTCCGTATCATATTCCATATTCAATTATCTCTTAAGTTCAAGTGTCATGCCGGATTTGAATTCAAAGATTAGCTTGTCATCAAAGACCGTAATCTTCTCGATAAGTCTTCTGACCATCTGCTCATCGTACTCTGTAATTCGATTTGTCTGCATCTGCAGGAACTCTCGCATCTCGTTGATGCGTTTTCTTAACATTTCCTGTTCTGCATCCCTGGTTACAACTGCTGCCTTCTTTTCCCTTAAGGCATCAATCTCGTTTGCAATAACATCGTACTCGGCATTCTTGTTCACACACATTACAAGCTTTTCCTGAAGTTCTGCCATCCTTTGGTCGATGTACTCAAGGGTTGCTGTGGAGTCCCCGTTCAGCACATCTTCGATATTGTGCTGCAACTGTACCAAGAACTGTTCTCGTCCGCCAAGGGTCTTATTGATGGCTCTTACCACTGCATTCTGAATCTCAGTTTCACTGATGGCATCTGCATCACATCCTTCTTTCGGACCCTTTTCAATTCGGCTGGCACATCTCCATTTATTGTAGGATGTACCCCTGGCCTTCCAAGCTACTCTTCTGAATAGATCTCCGCACTTGCCACAGTAGACAATGCTCGATAATGCGTACTTGCTACTGTAGACTCTCTTGGTCTTTCCACCTTCGGTTTTAAGGTGTGCCCTGCGAAGGAGTTCTTCCTGCACCTGCATGAACAACTGTCTTGGAATGATTGCTTCGTGGTTGTTCTCAACATAGTACTGTGGAACAATGCCGTTGTTTGATACTCGTTTCTTAGTAAGAACATCAACCGTATAGGTCTTCTGCAAAAGCGCATCACCCATGTACTTCTCATTGGTAAGTATCTTTCTGATGCCGTCCCCACGCCACTTCTTATTCCCAGTTGCCGTAGGAATGCCATCTTCCATAAGTCCATCTGCTATACTCTTAAGGCTTGCTCCCTGCAGATACTCTCGAAAGATTCGCCTTACAATGATTGCCTGGTCTTCATCAATGATGAGGTGTCCATTCTCGTCCTTCGTGTATCCCAAGAACCAGTTATGATTGACCTGAACCTCTCCGTTCTGATATCGGAACTGAAGTCCCATCTTAACATTCTTGGAAAGGGATTCTGATTCCTGCTGTGCAAGAGAAGCCATAATGGTAAGCAGCACCTCGCCCTTGGAATCCATCGTATTGATGTTTTCTTTTTCAAAGAATACTGGCACATTCTTTTCCTTCAGCTGCCTTATGTACTTAAGGCAGTCCAGGGTGTTTCTTGCAAATCGGCTAATGGACTTCGTAATAATCATGTCGATTTTGCCTGCCATCGTATCCTCAATCATTCGATTAAACTCTTCTCGCTTTTTCGTGTTTGTTCCGCTGATACCGTCATCAGCATAAATCCCGGCAAACTCCCATTCAGGATTCTTTCTTATGAATTCTGTGTAATGCTCAACCTGGGCATCATAGCTTGTAGCCTGTTCTTCGCTGTCTGTACTTACTCGGCAGTACGCTGCGACCTTCAGCTTAGGCTTATTTTCTGCCGTTGCAGTATTGCCCACACGCTTTCTTGCCGGAATAACTGTTACATTCTTTGCACCTGCCATGTGTTATTCCTCACTCTCTATCAAACTGTAAATGTATTCTGCCTGTTCAAAAGGGTCTGCAAAGGTAAGGTCGGCAGGCTTGAATTGAAAAGCAGTCGGAACCGTTTTATTTCTCTCCTTGCTTTTTCTGTCAAGCCTTCCAAGTTTGCTCGCCCTTCGTGTCAGTTCTTCCTGAAACCTTTCTATGGTTTCTTCATCAATAATCTGTGGGTAATAGTCTGTCCCCAGATACTTCTTGTTAGAAAGCAGTCTTTTTACTGATGCGTGGTTCATCTTAAATCCTGCTTCCTTTGCAGCATCAACCAGTGATTTGCCTTCGAAGTAATATCTGTAGGTTGCCTTGATCTGCTCTACAGTCGGTTCATCGACCACAGCACAACCATCAACTATTTTGTACCCAAGTGGTATGTGTGCCATATCAATCTATCCTTTCCTTCAGCTTTAAGCCGAATTTTAATTCAAACTCAACTTCATCCCTGGATAACACCCTTACCTTTTCTACGAACCTTTCAAATAAGGAATCGTCCCATTCGGTAAATGGCTCTGCTCCATTAAGGAACTCCACCAGTTCTTTTAATTTCTGCTCCATCGAATATCCGGCATCGTCCATTCTGTATAACAGATCTCGCTTTGCTATCAGATGCTCGTATTCAGTAATCAGCTTATTATGAGCCTCTGCAAAGACTGGTCTTTCAAGATATCCTCTTGTCAGAAGTGTGTTCAGCTGCTTTCTCTGTTCTTCGTTGGCAGCTATCTCTTTTTCAATTTCTTCTATACTGCGGATATTCTTTTTTGAATTGTCTGTTGTGATGGCTATAAGAAGTGGTTTCAATACCAGGTCATTTCCAAAACGCAGCTTGTTCATCGTTGTAAGGAAAACTCTCTTCATGTCATCATCACGGATATACTTCATAGAGCAGGATTTGGAATCTTCCAAGTGACCACCACAGCACCAGGCATTGTAACTTCTGCCGTTTGAAGTGTAATGGTACCTTCTCTTGAAAGACCTGCCGCACTCTCCACATTTGATTTTGCCGGACATCACATATCGGTTCTGATATTTTGATGTATCCTCACTGCAGTTTCCTTTCTCAAGTCCTCTCTGCCTTATTGCTTCCTTAGCCTTCTCAAAGGTGTCTCGGTCAATGATTGCCTCATGATGGTCTTCACAGTAGTACTGTTCTTCTTCGCCATAGTTCCTTTTTCTCTTGAATGCTGCATCTGTGATGGTCTTCTGGAAAAGGGCATCTCCTATGTACTTTTCGTTTGTAAGAATGCCGTTGATTGTGCCACCAGTCCACTTGCCACCTTTCTTGGTAGGTACACCTTTCTCATTCAGCTCCTTTGCAATGATGTGGGTACTCTTTCCGGCAAGGCAGCCTGCAAAAATCTCTTTTACAACTTCAGCCTGTTCAGGAACAATCACCATCTCACCATCAACATTGGCATAACCATAAGGCGGATAAGAAATCACATAAGTTCCGTTCTGGAATCTTTTCTTAATGCTCCACTTTTCGTTCTCGGAAATGGAACGTGACTCGCTCTCTGCCATACTGGCCAAGATTGCAAGCATCAGTTCGCTCTCCATCGAACCTGTGTGGATATTCTCTTTTTCAAAAATGATGTAAACATCGTAGTTCAGAAGTTTTCTTACAAGAGCCAGGCAGTCGGTTGTGTTTCTGCTAAATCTGCTGATGGACTTTGTAACGACTAGATCGATAAGACCTTTCTCACAGTCTTCCACAAGTCTTAACAAGCCGTCTCGCTTTGCAGTCTTTGTGCCGCTGATACCATCATCGTAGTAAATGCCTGCGTACTCCCATTCGCTATTCGCTTTGATGTAACTTTCGTAGTGGCTCCTTTGTGTATCTAGGCTGAGTTCCTGCTCATCACTGTCAGTAGAAACTCGGCAGTATGCAGCCACTCTCAACTTCTTAAAAACTGAAAGGTCTACCTGGTCAATTCTTGTTACATTCTTCACTTAAATCACCTCGCTTTCGCATGGACATATTCCCGTAGAAACTCATATATATCAAGTCAATTACGGATATATCTCGCTCAAATACGGAGAGAAAATAAGTCGATTCTTCTCCGAGATTTTGTGTAATTCATCAGCCGAAATAAGACCCTTTTCTGCCATCTTACGGACTATCTTTTCAGCAAGTATGAAGTCGAATTCCTGCTGCAGTTCTTCCTGAGTGAACACCTTTGTGTCCGGCTTTGGTGCTACGGCACCTTCTTCTAATTTTGTAATCTGCATAAAAAAGCACCTCCTACCAGGTAGCCTTGGCAGGAGGTTAAAAAGGACGTT